AGCTACTCCCTCTTGTCGGTAAACTCCTGTCCATCGCCATAATCTGGTTTTTGTTCATCTTGATACTGGCTGCTAGCGATATTCAAGAACACACCAGCTAAAGTTGCAGCAGCCGTGATCGTTCCAACAATGATTTCTGTTGAGAATCCATATAAGCCGCCTAGAGTTACGATAAATGCCGCGACCCCTGGCACGCCAACGGTTAAAACTTTCTTTGCAAGATCATACTGTTTATTAGTTAATTTCATGTTACTTCCCTCTTTCTTTCCATAAAGATTTTAATTGTTCTCCATGCTCAATCAATCGATCGTTATGCTTATCCAAGCGCTCGTCATGTCTCTTTAATTCATCATGAATTGCAACACGATCAGATTTACTTGCTTCTAAATCTCTGGTTAATAAATCAAGATTATGAGCTAGTTTGGTTAGATTATCTGCAATTTTTGTAAAATTGGACATAACTGGTTTGATTACAAATGCCAGCATCCCGACAATCGTCATGATCCAACCCGCCCAAGTTGCTAACTCCCCTACGTTTAACATATGCCACCTACTTTCCTAAAATAAAAGCAACCGACCATTAAGCCGATTGCTCCTGCTACTACGTATCCTATTCTTTGGTTCCTTCTGGCTTTTTTGCAGCATCAACAATTTTCGCAACATCTTCACGCAACATTTCCGGAACGCTCTCGATCGTACGTTTCCCTTCAATCACATGAGTTGCGTATAACATCTTCACGGCTGAAAATTCCATGGGTCATCCCTCCTTTACTTTGAGAATACATAATCGGATAGTTCCATAAATGCAGCTTGAATCATTTCTGATTCTTCTTGCAGTTGTTTGTTCTCTTGTTTTAACAGTTCCAGTTCAGTGGGTTCTTTCGGTCTGTTTTCATCTACGATCGACTGGATAAATAAGCTCATTTCTTCCGGATCGTCATTCATCTCGTTCAAAAGGATCGATTCAAACAAACGGTTTAATACATCATCGAATCCCGGACCATTCAAGACTTTTTCAATGTATTGTTTTTTGAATTCTTCTCGCATAATCGATTCTCCTTTTAAAATATATCAGCTCCTGCATATCCCATGTGGATTGTGAGCCATTCGCCCCCAGATAAATTAACGTAGTCAGACTTTCCATATCTTGAAATTTCAATGTAACCATCCACTGTAACTCTTACCAAGAGAGTGTTCATTCCTGTGCCTTGAGTTCTAATTTGGTATGTTCTTCGAGGTCTTGCCCAAATTGGCAGCTGTGTGCTCACTCTAACCCAATCTGCGCTGATTGTTACCGCCCCGTTAGGTTTGAATGCACCAGTGATCATCACTTGCCGTCCTGTTCTAGAAGCAATTGGCGCATTTTCTCCAGTAGTCGAATATTGGCTAAATCCTGATGCAGCGGTGAGCAACGTATCATTAACCGTCACTAAATCGTTGTATGTTAAGAACGAGCTTGTTAGATCACCCAACCCTCGAGAATCGGCTAAGCGGATTCCTGAAGTAGTATACGAAGCACGTTGGTTGTAGTTCGCTGGATCGTTGACGAAAACATAGAATCCGTTGGAATCTTGAATCACGCCGCCTTCTTTGATTTTCTCTCCAGTCGATTTGTTGTAGTCTTCCCACATAGTGACGTCTTCGCCGTTCTGGGTCGTTTTCTGACCTTTACGCCACATTTGTGCTGTACCACCGGGAACAGATTCCCCATCCCAAAAATCAAACGGACTTACGAACGTAACCCCCGTTAAGGTCCCAGCAGTGACATTCCCTAAATTAGCAGTGATTGCAGACAATGTGGTCGCTACTATATTATCCGCTGTAAAAATATATAGATTAAACTTGCTGCCATTCCATTGATAGGTGGCGCCGATAATATAGCCACTCGCTCCTGTATTTTGCCAAAGCATCCCAACATAAGGATTTGTAGGTACTGTTGCTTGACTGATGATGCCAGTCGGATCACCTTTCTCACCTTGCTTAGCCACAGTATATGAAGTGTTTGTTGTATTATCTGTGAAAGTTAATACTGTCCTTGTCCATAAAAAGCTTCCAGCAGCAACCGTAGGGATTGATGTGCTCCACCCACTACTAGGCGCTGTTGTACCACTAGTAGAACTAGCAAAATTGATAGTTGTACTTTTAATCCCATTACCTGTTGCTCCCGTTGCTCCTGTCGAGCCAGCAGCACCTGTTTCCCCTTTTGCTCCCATCTTACCAACTGAATATGCAGTTGAATTTGTATTGTCAGAGTAAGTAAGAACAATTTTTGTCCAAAGGTACTGGTTCTCAGAAACACTAGGTATTGAAGTACTCCATGTTCCTGTAGGCGGTGTTGTACCAGAAGTACCAGCTTGATAGGTAGTAGCGCTAGACACGATTCCTTTTCCATCAGTTCCGTTTGATCCGGCTGGCCCTGTGGCTCCTTGCTTGTTCTTCACGACAATCATTATCTTTTGAATTGTCACAGCTTTGTACACCGCTTGGTATGTTGCCGTTCCAACATCGGCCGACAAAGCAGTAACTGTATAACGACCTGCTGAATTGATTGTGCTAGTCATTCCCGTTTCGGAAACTTTCGAATACGTTACGCCAGATGAGAGTTTTGTCTGACCTTCATAAACAACAAAATCTCCTACTGCTTTTGAGAAATCTGTTACGGATCCTGCTGCAGTTGCAGGTACGATAATGGATTCATTTGAAAGATACCCACTGATTACTTCTTTAGCATCTTGACCATTTGCCCCGTCCTTACCGTCAGAGCCATCCTTACCATCTTCTCCTGCTGGTCCTTGAGGGCCCATGAATGGTGTCCATGGTTTGTAATCATCTGGATTGTCAGAACCAACTTCATTTGTATCTGAATAGAAACCCTCATATTTAGGATAGGCATTTTCGTAGTCTTCCTTAGGGCTAGGCGTGTATGGTGTTGCCAAACTTCCTACTTCTACTTTCTGCTCCGATAATATTATCGAATTTCCAGCTGTGCCACCTTGCTGTCCGGCATAGACAATCAGATTGTAATTGTCGTATGTCGTACCGGTCTTGACAGTACCCTCTATACGCCCGTTGACTACTGGTGCATGCACCTTTGTTCCTGTGATGTTAGGGTTTGTGTATACGTAAACCGTCACGATACTAGGTAGAGTATAACCCTCTGGCGCTGTAACTTTTGCGCTGTAAGTAACATCCACACCTGTAGGCAAGTTCTCGAACACCGTCACATAATTATACTGGTTGTTCGTGGGTGCTATTGTCTTAGGAATTAACGAATCTGTTTTTAAGTTCTCTCCCGGATAAGTTGTCGTAAACCTACCATCAGCCATCAACCAAGCCGTGTGTGGGTAATAGGTATCGCCTTCTTTTCCGTCCTTGACCTTCACAATACTCAACGTATCATTCAGATTATCCAAAGTTGCTGTAATGGCAATCAGTGTCCAATTTTTATTGGTCCATTGGGCGCTGGTCAATGTTCTGGTGTTACCACTTCCGCCTAACGTAATGGCTGGTTGTGCGGTGTTACCAATGTAAGGGATAGCGGTAAATGTTGCTGTGCCTGTGACGTTTTGTAGCTTAGCCGATATATTGATCGTCTGCGTTGTCTTTGGTGTGTCGTCGGCATTAAAAGCCATATTTTCCGCTGACGCAGTAAGATAAAGTAGTTTTGCATCAGATCCGTTCGCTCCCATTTTCCCGACAGAATACGCTTCGGTTTTTGAATCATCAGTGTAAACGAGCGTTGTTCTCGTCCAAAGGTATTGATTATCAGGTACGGTTGGTATCCCTTCTTCTTGTCCTTTCCATCCGCTTGTAGGTGGTGTGTTTCCGCTCGTTCCCACCGCATAGCTGACTGATTTTTCTTTAATTCCTAGACCCGGGTCACCCGGTTTCCCCATAAGCGTAGGCGTTTGGGTTTCAGAAGTTGTGTTGTCTGTGTAAGTTGTGACAACTCTTGTCCAAAGATATTGTCCAGCCGGCACGTTAGGTCTAGTTGCTGACCATGTAGTCGGTGGGATCGTACCGCTTGTTGACTGCGCATAGGTTGATACTGGCGTGCCTAAGATTCCTCGACCATCATCACCATTGGCAACTTTAGTTAAACTTATTTCATCTTGTACTACGGGCATTCTCCCACCTCCTAATAATCAAATGAACGATCGGCGCCTTTGCCAAAGCGAATCAGATCGACATGCCTCGTTTTTGTGTTCAATACGATCACATCCCACAAGTCTTCTTCCAAAACACCAAGTGGGCGATCGCCTTGGTCCTTTTTCGGTCGACTAACTGAACAGCCGATTGAGTAGTTCACTGTTCCGTTGGCATCTTTGCTGATTCGGTCATTATGCATGTGTCCATGCGCCAAAAAAGCAAGCTTCCCTTTCCGACCCAAAAAGTCGGTTGAGATACTTGCTGTAAAGTCGGTATTTGTATTGTACGTCCTGCTGTACTTGCCACCAGTGACAAAGCTATCAATAATCCCATCAATCATTTCGTAATTAAATGCGTAGTAATCCATATCAGTCTTATAGCGTTTGCCAAATGGATAGTGTTGATAAATGGATACTGTCGTATCAGTTGGAGTACTTTTCAGCACATCGTAAAACCATTTTACTTGGGCTTGACGATAGCCAGATACATTGATATCAATATATTTTGCATAGCCATCATCATCCAAACTGATCGGCACATCTTGCGCATTGAGGATGATCACCCTATTTTTCTTATCAGGTACATCGTAGTAAAAATATCCCTTTTTATTAATCGGATTTTCTACAATATCGAATATCGTGCTTGGACGTGTGGCGATTTGATACATCTCTTCATGCGTGATCACTTGACGGAGTTTGCCATGCAGTGCGGTCATTGCAGTTTTAGGCTGGTAGTTCTTCACGGCCTTCGTAATTGAATTCGTGACATTGTCACCCCACGAGTTATTGCAATGATTTCCCCAAGTCACAAAGTATGGTGCGTTTGACAGACCCAAAGTGCTGACTGCTTCACGATAGTTAGATAGTGCGATATTTTTATTGGCTGTTGATCCGTCATGTGTATCGCCGTTTAGAACGACATAATCGACATCTACAAAATTGGTAAACTCAGCTACGTTTTTTATATGGCTATTACTACGTCCATAGTTTTCTAGATCGCCACGGCCGATTGAGTCAGTCGCATAATGTGTATCTGATATATGGACACTAGTGATCGTGTCTTTGGTTTGCAAACGCAAAACCTTGCGAGCCACGTCACGCAAGCCATTTAAAAAGTAAATCGCTTGTACAAAGTGATTGTCAAAGATCGTCAACGCACATCTGATACTCGACACCTCCGTGAAATCATTAGACGTCACTTGTACCGTTGCGCCTGCTTTACTGTACAGATTTTCCCACGCTGCGTCGTGGTTGCCACTCTTATCAACTTTAAACCACAAGATATCCTCCACTGATACTCTAGATGTAATATCAACACCATCTTTATAGATCGTTGCAGTGATATTTGTTGTTTTTTCTTCTCCGTCAACAAAGCTAACCCCATTATCCGGAATCAACTTGATTAAATACATACTGTTTGGTTTGTTCATTTGTTGTTGTCTTGCCGTGAGATCGCTGCTGATAAGGCTTTTTAGTAATTCGTAATTTCCGATTGTCGCTTTCCTGTCTCTCTTATTACTACCGTTTTGAGAAACTTCCAACACTCTGGCTTTCATCCGGAGAGGCGGATTAGATTCTTCATCAACGAAAGTTACATAGTCACCTATTTCAAATTCATCATCTCTAAAAAGAAAATCTACTTCTGCTGAAAAATTCGGTTGACTTCTTTCTTCGAGGATAGATCGCAATTCATTATAATTATCAATTTGTGCAGTACCTGTACTTGCGGCATATCCTCTCTTAAAGCCACTAAATCTCTCTTCAGAAGTATTTCCCAAGCCATAAATAGCATTCGATTCTCTATCATAAATAATCGATTCACCTTTTCGAGTAAAGAACCGTCCGTCTCCAAATCCAAGATCATCAAATCCGTGATTGGTATCTTGTATTGAGGTGATCAAATTATCAATATCCGTCGATCTCTGCCAACTAACAATATCTTTAGATGAATAAAACACCAACCCGGTATTAGCCGATCCTATTTTAAAATAAATATTGACCTTCTTTCTCACAACTTGTAAGTTCTGTAGTTCAATATCAAATGACATTTCACAATTAAAAGCCTGACATATTTTTTGTAGTCTAGCCAAAGGAGTCTCATCCGTGCTCGTATCAACTAAGCGCTTAATGTCTGTTCCTAGTTCATTTACTCCAATCTCCCAGCCAGTATCGTATAGTTCGCGGTTTACATAGTAATCAACGTACTGTTCACTATTACTCGTGAATATTGTGGCTGAACCGTTTTGCAGCTCTAACCCTAAGTCTACCGCTGAAATAGCACGGCTCTTACCGTCAATATCTACATTTTTTCTGATATACAGACAGACATCTTTACCTCTTGAATCCCGAAAGATAACGAAATTGGCTAGATCTATGTTTGAAGACTTATAAGTGGCGTTGGGATCGAAGGTATTTGTCTTGGGACCGGTTTTAGTGTAAATATCCATAGATAATGAGTTGAGCCTTGTCCCATTTTTTAAACCCACGGTATGAATGTCATCCTTAATAACAATTCCTTTGTCGGCTTTAGTATCAATTTTTGCAACAAGTTGAAATTGTCTAGTTAGAAAATAATAAATCATACATATCGCTCCCTTATAGTCAATTCACCAGTAAAGCTTCCGTCAGAAATAGCTACGAATTCTGAAAGACCTTTTTCAGCCCAAAAAGCATCATCGCTTCCTGCCACTCGATACTCTTCTGCTGGAATGCCATTTAGAAAAACATCATTGGTCTCCCCATCTACAAATAGTTGATCTCCTTCATAAAATACACGAGGAACAATATCGTTCCCTTCAGAAATTAATTCAGTTATTCTTGTATGAGTTAACTTCATACTCATAGTTCTAAAATCTCGCCACTGAGAAGCAAAAACATTGATTTGCTTAACTGAAAGCATTGCGACAGCATTGTTTGTCCATTCTCTTGTTTTGGATGACCAAACTTCTTTCCATACGTTATTAATCAATTCTACTCGTACTAGTTTAAAACTAAATTTATTTTTGAACTTTCTCATTTGTATATAGCCAAAGAAGCCACCATTGTATGTTAGTACGCTTTTCGGCAGTGATTCTTCGTGAAATCTGTAATCACCTACAAAGAAGGAAAAAGTGACTTTGTCAGCAACATTTGTGTTGTCTTTCATCTCAAATCCCAAGACAAAATTATTGTCTGCATCCGAATAGTTTATTTCAAAAAGTCCTTGGCAGGAAGGGCGCTGTTTAGCATTCCCCGTAGGCTTAAACTCAATGCGATGATAGACCTCTATATCCTGAAGGGCTATAGTCAATTCTCTAGTTAATGTTGGGCCATGCCAATACCCTTTCTTTGATGTATCAAATGATCCAAAACTTGTCGCAGTAACATCTGTGCTACTCCACGTCCAAGACCCTTCAACTTTAGAAGAATTCTCTCCGTCTTGATAGCGCCATCGAGGTCTTCCCACATTTGTACTCCATAGATTTTTAGTTGCCGATCCCATGTCATCGTTCATGATTTTATTTGACATTTCAACATCTTCATCCTCACTAGGAAGCGAAGTTCCAAACTGAACGATTGACTCGTTACCGACGATGCCGATTGACTGAGCATCGCTTTCAAAAAGAATACTTATGTCGATTGGCGTTTTTTCAGTCCCATTGTTTTCAATATTAGCCACAATACCTTCGCTGGTTGACTGGAAAGGAAAATGTCGTTGATCAAATGAATGTGCCACACCATCCGGAATAAGGAATTTGATGGATCCCTTTCCTAGAAAGACAATTTCATCAACTGGAATATCCCCATCTGGTATGGCTAGATAATACTTATCTGGTTCATCTTCAAACCACAAAGGCACCGGCTCACTCACGTTCAGAATGTCAGCCAGTGCTCTTTTTTTTGTGATCAAATCATACCTAAGCACAAAGGGCATTGTGATATAGCCTTCATCTGTTAACGATTCGACTAATCTTTTTTGCCCTCTGCCCATGGTAACTAATTCATTGTTTCTGCTTCGACCGATATTTCGTTGAAGTTTGGAGGTGATTCTCAAATAATCATCTAAATCGTGTCCATTAAAATTAGCGTTCATTCAATCGACCTCCTTTGAATAGTGTTTCTAATTCTTCCATTTCGTTTAGTTCATTTTGTAAGGGTTTTGCGATTGCTTTGACAATTTCTCTTTCGCCGATTTTAAACGTAGCTTGAACAGGTCTATTTGCAATCTGTGCAACTAGACCAGCGATTCCTGAAGTATTACTTGATTGGGAATAATTATTAATGATCTGACTAGCAGCGCTAGTAGCTCCTATGTTTCCAGTTCCTAGTGCCATTTCAGGACTCAAATTAAAACTCGCTGATAACCTATCAGCCATTGTGCTGATATTTTTTTGAACATATTTAAAATTATTTTCTAAGCTATCATTAAAGCCACCCATAATAGCTTTACCAGCAGGAATCAATAGTTTTTTGTCATAAGATATAGGACCTTTATTTTGTTCGATCCAGTCAGCAATGCCTCCGATGAAGCTTTTTACGTTTTCGTATGCAGACTTCAAGCCACCAAGAAAACCATCTATAATTGCAGCTCCTGCACCAAATAGGTCAATACTAGTAATCGTATCAACTACTGCACTTGCTATACCTTGAGCAGCACTAAAAACTGAACCTATTGCACCACCTATGCCAGAAACAAGGCTTGCTATCAATTGGGCACCTGCGGACAACAATTCTCCTAAATAACCTAAAATTTTCGATAGGAGACCGCTTATTAGCTGACCACCCGCGGATAACAATTGACCTAGTAAGCTTAATATTCCTCTGATCAAAGCTGCTATCAATTGAACTCCTGCAGATAGCAGTTGAGGTATAGCACCTATAAGTGCACCTAAAATTGCAACTATTAATTGGACAATCGCAGCAATCAACTGTGGTAAGACAGAAACAATACCTGCGATAAGACCCAATAACAATTGGATTCCCGCTTCAAGAAGTTGAGGAATAGCTTCAATAAACGCTGCTACCAATGCAATAATTATCTGTAGTGCTGCTTCAATCAATTGGGGCAAGACTGAAAGTATCCCTTGAATCAAAGCCATTAGCAATTGAATACCAGCTGCAATAATTTGAGGTAGGGCTGCAATCAGAGCCGTAACCAGAGCCATAATAATTTGTAACACAGCCATTAGTAATGTAGGTAGAATTGATAATAATCCTTCGATCAAAGCCATAAGTATTTGTACTCCTACGGCAAGGAGCATAGGCAACGCTGATATAAACGATGTCAGCAAACCTGTTATGATTGATGTTGCTGCTTCTGTCAGCGCAGGCAACGCTGTTATGATTGCGCCTAATAAAGTAGTGATGATTTGTAGGCCGACATCAAGTAACATTGGCAATACGGTTAATAATGTATCAATTAAAGCGTTCAGTATGCCTATTGCAGCATCAATAATAACTGGCAAAGCACTGATGATTCCGTCTATCAATGCAGTTAGGACATTTACACCTACCTCTACTAATTGAGGCAATACATCAGCTATAGCAGTAATTATCTGGACAATAATTTGAGACGCTACAATCATAAGTGCTGGCAGTGCCATTGCGAGCCCTTGGACTAAAGTTGTGATTACTTGTGTAGCTAAGGTGATAATTTGGGGCAAAATAGTAGTGATGGCACTGACTAATGTTTGAATGATATCAGTAGCAACTGCAACTATACCAGGTAAAGCAGTTGTTAATCCCTCTATAAAACCAGTGATGAGGTCCGTGGCAAGTTGAACAAATTTAGGTAGATTAGCGCTAATAAAATTCGCAACATTAGCAATAGTAGACTGTAGATTATCAAATACTTGTGTAATGCCGTCTGATGACAAGTCGCCAGTTTTCAACCATGCTGCAACAAATGATAAGACTAAAGAGATTACTGCCGCCCATGGTCCAGTTAACCCAAATGCCGCCAAAGCTAATTTGGATAATACGCTGATAACAATACTGATCACTCCACCAATTTTTCCAAACGATCCTCCAAGTGATTCTAATAAGCTCCCTGCAATTCCCATTGCAGATGAGAAAACACCCGATAGCACACTTGCAACCGTGGATAGCACCGAACCAAATTTCTCTATTCCAGCAGAAACAACTTCTTTAGCGGCACTCGCAAATCGTTGTAACGCCGGAACCACTACAGATAGTATTGCCGCTCCGGCAGTTACCAGCTTGTTAAACCCATTCACTACCGCGGTTCCGATAACCGAAGCAACTGTTTGGAGAGTCGGCAATAAGCTTGTAAATACTGATTTCAGCCAATTGAACGCTGTTATTAACCCATCTCTAATAACAGCGACTGTTTTGTCTACACCGTTTCTAAATGTCTCACTTGTCTTATAAAAATAAGTAAAAACCGATATTACAGCACCTACTGCGGCTGCCAAAACAGCAAAAATAGGAATACCTGCTGGTATAATTGCCGATAATAGAGCAAAGGCTGTTCCTGACACACCAAACATGCTGATCATGCTACCTAAAGCACTGATTATCCCAATTACTTGACTTATAAAAGACACGAGAGAACCTATAGCAATAGCAGCTTTGAAAGTTATGTAGGCACCTGTGGCAGCCGCAAAAGCGGGTGCCAAAAGCTCCACAACACTGACTAGTGTCTCAAAAGTTTGAGTTAAATCATCAGAATTTTGAATGAGAACATCAATTGATTCTACAATTGCGCCGAAAGTGTCATTTATAATCCCTTTAACACTATCAATATTTTGTGCGATACTTTTGCCAGTCAATGCTTGAGAAAGTTCGTCTACTTTGGTAATTACGTTAGCAACGCCTTTTGCAACTGCGTTACTCAAATTTCCAAATGATGTTGCAATCCCTAAGCTGTTTTCCTTAGCCAAACCAGCAAGCATTCCTGTTCCAGTACCAAGTTCTATCAATTTGTCGTTAAACTGGTCGAAAGTAACAGTACCATCTTTTAAGGCAGCATATAAATCTCGTTGTGCTGATTTACCAACATAACCCATAGCTTCAGCAGTCTTTTGCAAAGCTAAAGGCATCGTTTCTTGTAAAGTCTTCCAACTCTCCAAGTCAACGGTGCCTGTAGATAGCATTTGATTAAATTGTTGCATACCGCGACTAGCGTCATCAGTAGAAGCTCCGGAAGCTAAGAACGCATTGTTTAACGCCAAAACCGTATCAGTAGACTTATCAAGATCGCCTGTAATTGCGGTCATTTGTTGAGTGCTCGCAACGACATCATCAAGTTTAGTCGGTAAACCGTCAATTCCGTCTGATAGTTTGTCAATTGATTTTTTCGAATGCTTTGCGCTAAAACCTAAAGCATTCATAACTTTAGGAAACTTCTGCATCGTATCAAATCGGCTGATAGCACTGTCTAAGGAATTTGATAAGACTTTGAACGCTGCACCAGCAACTTTTACAAGTCCCATACTAATAGCCATGTTTTTTATGGAAGCCCCAGCTTTTGAGGACTTTCCTTCTAGCTGATCTAGATTTTTATTCAGTATAGTAACATCGTTGCCGTCAACATCTACTGCAATAACAATTTTTCCGTCAGCCATCAAAAATCACCTCCTGATCTAATGCGTATTTAGCTTGAAGTTCTCGCATTCGCTCTTTTTCCTTCGCGCTTTCGCCTTTTTGAGGTGACCATCGTCTGATTTGAACAATTTTGGGGAGAATAGTATCATCTGGTAGACTTTCAAGAATTGCTTGAAACTCCTCCCAATGCATCTTTCCTTGCTCCTTGAATAAATTGATCCCGATTTGGCGAAACGAAGCGTATATGTACTTAGCATCTTGGACCAAGTCCATACTTTTCTTTTCATTTCCTACTTTAGGCGTAGGCATCGGATTACCCTCTAAATCAAATACAGGCTTCGGCTGGTTTCCTAATTGAATGTGATCTTCTAGAATAGATGCCCAAAGTTCCATTTGCTTCTCGAAGTTCAAGTCTGATTCTCCAATTAAAAGGTTCAATGCTATGTCAACTTTTTCCCATGCCATAAGCGTATCGTCTGATATTGCATCTAAAACATCTAGCACATTGTCAAAAGCCAAGTCCAAAGGATAATTTATGCCTTCAAACTCAATTTCAGTGGTCAATGGGTCATTCAACCGCATTTAGATCACCTACTTTTTCTTCTTTTTATTTTTAAGTGCTTTCTTTTTCAACATATTTGCTTTCCGTTCAGCAAGTTTATCTTCGCGATCTTTTGCATCGTTTTCGATTGCTTCAGCAACTTTTTCTGCAATTGAATCGAATAAATCAAACAATTGAACTGCATCAGGATATTCGGCATAGATTTTTTCATATGATCCGTCGCCTAACAATGCATCATACTGAATAGCGTTCATTTCATTCGAAATACTAATCAAGGTATTAGCATCGTTTTTAGTAATATTCTCTTGATCGATCGCTAATTTTTCTCTTTTTTTAACTAAAGGATTAATTTTGTCCTCAAGCTCTTCTTGTACGTCAAAAAATCGTGTCAATTCTTCTACTGAGGTGCCAAAGAAAAACTCTAATGTGCCGATATTGATAGGAAAACCCGATCGTTTAATATCAAATTTCATATTTAAATTCCTCCTAATAAAAAAAGGAGAGCTTATGCTCCCCTATCCTTCTGGTGTTTCTTCAGTTGTTGAATCTGTTACATCTGGTGTTTTATCATAAGTGATACTGCAGCTGAACTCTTCCCAATCAGATGCTTCTCCCGACCCAGCTACGATCTTTTCGCTAAGTGTACCTACGCCTTCAATCGTTGTTCCATCTGTCTCAATGACTTTATGCCATACTTTTCGGTCATCGCCGACAGCGCGCTTTTTCTTCTTAACCAATTGCTGCGCTTCTTGTTCAGGGTCCCAATAACCAGAAAAGTTCCATTTTTCAGTAATTCCAGTAATGTCTGTAGACAATGTACCGTCACCATCGTAGTCGGCATAATCTTCCGATTGTACATCGCCATCGTCTTCAACAGTTGTCACGTAACGGCCGAACTTCTTGTAGGCATCTTCCAATGGTTTAGTTGTCGCTTTAGTAGGATCGTAATCTGCAACAAAATGTTGACGTAGGGCATTCTTTTTTCTTGCCATTATTTATTTTCCCCCTTAGGATATGTTGTGATTTTTGCTTTTATATCAACAAGAAAGACATAAATTCCTGTTTCGTCTAACTGATTGATAAAAGGCTTGTTTGTAATGCTGATTGAATCAAAATCAAAAGAGCCATCTGAACTTGCAAGTTCGGATAGCTCTTCTAGATAATTTTGTACCAGCCATAGAGTATTGCTTATTTTCTGCTGATCTTTTGATTTCATTGCAAATTCAAAGTTAAGTTCTTGATCTTTTGTTCCGTCAAAGAATTCCTCTACTACTCGTCCACCAGCTAACGGGAAAAGGACAAAAGCTTCGTCTTTCGGCGGTAAATAACCAAGAAAGCATTTGAGAGGTAAATCGGGTACTGTATTAACTGACTCATTTAGTCTTTCAATAAAGTCCATTAAAATCCCGCTCCTTTCTTGAATGCTTCTACCCAGTCACTCATAAAAATTGATTTGGCCTTTTGATCCCATCTAGGACCAGTCCCTGGTGTAGTGTAGTTCCAATTCCCGGGAGCATAATAGTGTCTTCTTGCGTATACAGAAACCCAAATAATAGTGCTACCGTCTGGTGCTACATGACTGATAGCACGCAAATCTCCATCTCTTTCCGGAACAAAATTTTCGTTCATAGTTGAGTGCATCCTCGATGCCATATTGAACTGGCCACGTTCAAAGTTTTCAGCAGATAGCTTTTTTCTAACACCTGTAAGATCCACCTTAATTCCCGGCATCAGACCACCTCCAAACGCCAACCGATTGATTGACCATTCATAATCAACGGCTTAGAAGTTACAATAGTAAAATCCTCACCCTTAAACGAAATTTTCGAGCCTACTTTGAAATTTGGTAATGGTCCACAATATCGATCAGTCATAGTTACTGATGCATTTGGTGCTTTGTCACTAGCATTAATTCCTGATCGCGTGAATTTAGAAGCATAATTAAACCAACAATTTTCAATTTTCCAGTCTTTAGTAATAGGATTTTGCCAATCATCCTCACCGATCACTTCTTTAAAGTTAATCGTATGGCAGAAAGCTTTTTTTGGCGGCAAACGATAAAATCCCATCATCCAAGCCCCCTATAAAGTAATCCTGTTCCAGATAGAAACAAAACTGCGTCATCTGAAAGTATCGTTGGTGACTCATTTGCGCCTGTATTGTTATACCGGCTAGCTTCCGTGATACTCATACCGTCTACTGACCAAGATTGTGGACTGTTGATCTCAAGCGAAGTTGTAGCATTGGCTTGATACATGTATTCAACTTGTGCTGCAACCGCCATTTTGAACTTCTTCTGACGAAAAATGATGTCACTATCAAGATTGTTGAACTGATAGAAGTTCCTTGTCTGCACATCAATCAATGCACATGCTTTTTCAATAAGCTTATCAAAGTCGGTTGGGTCTAAATTAGTGAACTTCATTCCTTGATATTCTTGATACGTTAGATAAGCCATAATATCCCTCCTTAATAGAGAGGAAGACTATTTCTTGTCTTCCTCAACGCGTTTTAAAAACGTATCGTCAAGGTTCTTAGCAACCTCATCGGCACGTTTCACAGTCATATCAATTACTTTATTTGGTTCGTAGATTTCACGCGTGACCTTATCGCGGAATCGCTTCAATACCTTATATTTGGCCATGATCAATACCTACCCTTCAGGTGTCTCAGCAGGAGCAGTCAATTTAGCTTTAAGGATCGCTTTTTTGTTTTTCTCAGGGATATAGTTTGCGTATTTACCAGCACCTTGTAACGCAACACCGTTGAATGCTTCAGAATCCATCGCACGCGCTACTTCAATACCTACACCAGCCACACCGATTCCGATAGCAGTGAAGTAAGCATGTTCACCAGCGACGAATTGATCATCAGGAAGTTCTTCCAACTCGAAGCCTTTGAAGCGGTACAACGTTTGAGTATCAACATTAGCGGCAGAGTTTTTCGCAGTCGTTGCCAATTTAGAGTCAATCAAGAAGTTGTAGATGTCAGAATTGACATAAGCAACTCGCTGAATTGTAGTCGAAACTTTGTTGTTAACGAACTTTTTATGTGCGTCGGCAAACAACTTTGTAACGCCGTCTTCTGTTAATTCGCCTGTCAATGTTTCACTAGCATTGGCAGAAATAGCTTTTCCTAACCATGTGTTGACATGACCAGCCCAAGCCACGGCATGCAAAGCCAAACGCTCAGCAACGACTTGATCAGGAATATCATTCACGGTAAATTTGTCGATACCTTCATGGATCGCAAGAGGTGCTTCCCAAGGAACAGTCATATCGATAGATTTGACTTCTTTCCGTGGGCCAAAACGATTACTATTGCCTGTACCAGCACCAAAAGCAACATCCGCTTCAGTAGAATATTCTTGGATCGTCACGTCTGTATCTGTGATTTTTAAATCCATAAAGTTCTCGTTGTACTCTGCATCAGATTTAACTTGCAAAGCACCACCAAAAACACGTAAGAACGGTGTTTTCTTAATAAAAATGTCTGGCAAAATGCCTGCGTAGTTCTTTGTAAAATACTTAATTGTCATGTTTATCTCTCCTGTTAAATGTATTTGCTTGCGGCAGCTTGGAACGCATCAACCTGACCATTTCCGTTGCCGCCTTTTGCATTGCCCCCAACCGCGAAGTTTGGAGTGCTTTGTTCTTGGGCTTCTTCTTGCTGAAACAAGAATGCTTTGCTTTCTTGCAATCCTTTCAGCTGTTCATCAAACCCTTGTAGCTTGCCGTCAACGACTTTGATCGTCTCTTTATCCAACTGAGCAAGGACGATATCATCATCAAGCGCTTGTGCTTCTTTAAGCGCCAATTTGATAGCAAAATCTTTCTGTTGTTCCAAAAGCTGCTTATCAGAATTGGTTTTGGACTCATCGAACTTTGCCTGCAAATCAGCAAGTTGCTGTTCAAGTGCTTCATTACCTTTTGCAGATTCTTTAAGAGCGTCTAATTCTGATTGATTGTCTTTCAGTTCCTTCTGTGCACTATCCCGCTCACTTTCAACGGTAGCTACTTGCGCATTGAGTTGCGTTACGGTCTTTCCATGCAGAGCCATCACTGATTTTGCCGTTTCTTCATCGATTCCTAATGCAATCAAATCTTCTTTTTTCATTTTCTTCCTCCTAAGTGTTTTTAGAGTGGCAACTCCCACTGTGAGCCGACTTTTAGAGACTTTCGAGCAGGTCTAAGACAAAATAAAAAGACGTTAAGCACGTCTTAAGCTAGATATATTGACCACCTTCACTTTCCGCCGTGTCGGCTACTTTACTAAAAGGATAATCTGGCGGTTTTTTCTCATACTTTAATGCTAATCCTATTTGATAAAAGGCTAATAAAACTTCCGCCAGTGGTAAAACATTTCGGTTTTCTTGGTTCTCCATGCTCCCAACTCCTTAATTATAAACTTGCTCACGATCGTATGATCGATGTAGTAAAGTATCATTATCAATGATAAATTGACGTAGAACAGCTTGTCTTGTCCTTACCATGGATTTGAAGTGATCTATGTCCTTAGGTTCATCTAACCACTGTGAGGCTTTAAGCGACTTTTTAGCCATTCTAATTGAACGTTCTAATCTTCTTTGTTTAGCAACAATTTTGGCGTTCTTTTGTGCAACTTCAGGAGAAACAGGATCGGCCATACCAGTATCATTCATAGGTAGTTGAGAATACCATCGATGATTACAATTAATGCCGTTACATCCTGCCGGGGTCTTCCATCCGTAGTCATAAACGCTGGGCAAATGTTTGAATTCTTCTGGAGCTTGATTTTTAGGAACCATCAGAACATACTTGCCTTGGATCTTACTACAAGCATCACGTGCTGCTGCATGATGGCTCATAAGCGCTGTAACTATACCGTATTCGTTGATACCACGCTCTAAGCGCAAATCGTTAAAGACTGTTCCAGTAGTTGATTTGATAACTGTTCTTACATAGGATTCAAGAGACCAAAATTTTCCAGATTTATCCTTTAAACTGACATCTATACCTTTTTGCACCATTTCATATATTGCTCGCTTAAATGACTGCTGAGGCGTTGATAGCCCTCCTATCGTTCTAGCCACGGTGTCGTTTAGAACTTGTTGATAGATTCTCGCAATTGAATTCACTTGATAATTAGTTGATAAAAGAGTTTGATTGATGTGGTTCTCAAAATCAAGCCATTGACTGTCGAAGAGCTGATTTAATATTTGATCCAGATTAGTCCACTCTTTGATAGGCGTTTTGGCTAAGTTTGCAAGCTTCTTATTTTCTTTAAGGTTGTCTTCATAACCTTCTTTAACAATTAATTCTTTTAATTCTTTCTTAGTGATTGATTTAGTTTCCTCAACCAATTCATTAATCGTGTCCCAATTTAGCATTCCTAATTGATCCAACTTCTCAAGGTACCACTGAAAGACTGAGTCCTGTGACAATTCTGTATTAGTTTTGATCATCAATCGATCTACAACGAGTTTCATTAACTCTTCTTCTAATGCGGCATAAGCATCTTGAATAGCAGCGGTCTTAATATCTAATTGTCTTTGAGTGATCGCCATCTAATCACTCCATTTCTTCTGGTAGACCGGCATTGTTCATCATGCCTGATAATTTATCAGCAGAAAGTCGCAATCCTTCCTGGTAAAGCTCCAAGGCTGTTTCTTCTGGTACCTCCAAAATCTTTTCAAATGCTTTGGTAGTCGGATATCCTAAAGCAATCAGTTTTTGATAGAAGGTGAGTTTCTCGTCAGTCGACGTGAAAGCACCATCTTTGAAATCAATAGCGATTTCATCAAACTTAGGTGTTGCGCCACTATAGAGCTTCAACGCTTTTCCTAGCTCACATACAGAAATAACAAGTTCTTTAACAAACTTTTCAACCTCAGTGATTTGCATAGATCTGGTTTGATATGTTTGAGAATTCTCGCTGACCACCTCGGTCGCCGTTTTTGTAGACAACGATCCAGTGCGATCAAAGTTGAATGTTCCGCTAGACAAAGCCGTTTCCATCTCAAGTGTTTTTAAATGGTGATTGATCGCTGCAACGTACTCTGTTGTACGAATGCTCGTTGTAAGGTCTTTGATCGTGTAATCATCCATATTTGATCCCGGAATGATTTGGAAAGTATCCTCTTGATTGTCAAAGAACTGTCTGACCTGTCCTTTTTCATCGAGCCGACTGTTCATCAGCATTTCACTAGCTGCAATCCTACGTCTTCCCCGTCTGATTTCCTGGTCAAACTCATCATATGATCGATTGATACGATCTAGCGTGCGTTTACAATTATCGCAAACCCCTAATCCTAGTGGCGAATAAGGGCTGATATTGTTGAATCCACTTGGTTTCAAATAGCCAAACAGCGGCCTGGATAGATTAATAAATGTTGTTGACTCTTCTAAATCTGGATAAAGATCTGTTACCGGGACTTTAGTGCCTACAATGTCCGATCGTTCTGAACGATATAACTCATTAGTAATTACAAAGTTGCCTTCTACCCACTCGTGGAATTCAATGAGCGTATAAAAAATAGTTTTTTTGTTTTCCACTCTAGATGAGTAAAAAGTGAAAGCACCTTCGCTGATATTGTTTGTATTAGACTGTAAAGGATAAAAGGCATCAGCTAAAGCCCATGAGAATTCGATTTGGTTTGATCCTTTATCTAGATATGGTCGACACGCCAACCCTCCAAGTGCAAACATAGGTTCAAGGTATTTGCTGAAATTCTTTTTAAAGTCATTGTGTTCGAATACACCGGAAATAAATTCGGCTGCTTCGCCATCAATGTTAATTTCGCATTGCTCGTTAAATACGACAGTTGCGTACTGATTTGCCACTTTCTTCATCATGTTTATTGATGATAAGTCACGCTCTTGGTTTGATTTGTTGCTGTTCATAAATTTAACCTTGTCGTACTTATCTTCATAACGCCTTAATGAATCTTTAATTCTATTGTATTCGTTTGGATCCATACTTATTTTCGGATGATCCAACACACTATCTAATCGCTGCACAATTCCTATGTTGGCCGCCCCCTTTCTAAATAAATTTTTTATTGACTGAATTAGTCCCAAATCCTCACCTCCTAAACTGCAATACCAAGAACAGCTGCATTATCAACACAAAAATATTCAAACGCATCACAGGTATGGTCATCTTCTTTAATTACTACAGGGCTATCAGTATCTGCGGTACCTTCTTTGTACCGGTAATGTTTATGTTCCTCATAGAAAATCTTGTTGTTCTCTGTATCGAGATAATAAAAACGACCTTGCGCAAATAAATTGGTCGCAAAATCGATCATGGTTTGTTTATCTTTCTTGGCCACTGGATGCCATCTGATTTGATGATCAAGATAATACTGGTTTCTAAGTGCTGCTTCAGCGCTGTCTATCGTTCTGTTAACGACACGAGCATTCTTCCACCGCTCGTCTTCAAGTGTCTTAGAAATGAACTTATGCACCTCTGTTGATAACTGGGATGGTGCAAGCTTCACGCTCTTTCCAGCTGGTGAATAATAGTAGGTGTCTAGCAGCACGACTTTTTGTTTTGCCGTCAACCCTAAACAAAGGACTGTTGTTGCTGATTGGGCATGACCACCATCAAGGGAATAAAAAATAGCGGTGACATAATCATCGCTAGGCAAATCAATTATTTTGCGGAATGTTTCTACATTATAAACATTATCTTGGAAGCCAACTGGCAACCCTTCGTATAGATACAAGTAGTAGTCGTAATCATTCTCTTTGATGCGATTGATTTCGTCGATCATTTGCTCCGTTACAAATCCTAAAGCATCATCTTTATAGCTTGATGAATGAATCAAGTAGTCCTTATGCCCTTCTAATTCATTGGTCCACTCGTTAATCCAATGATATGGATTCCTAGGTGGATTGTATGAGTAGAAGAACTGAACTTGCTTTGCATCCACTGGCTTCTGTCGCATAAACGTGGCCTTCATTTGGTCAAACTCTTCAGCGCTGTTAAACTCTGCTGCTTCTTCGACCCACACTGCAATAATATTGCCGATATCATTTGATTTCAGCTTTTGAAAATCATCTTGCCCATAAAAGTAAAAGGTTGATCCAGTTTTCTTATGAGTGATTTTAAAAGGAGATACCGTACAAGAGAACTGATCTAGGATAAAGAATTTCCCTAGTGCCCACTGAATCTTTAGAAACACTGAATCACGTATCGTATTTGCCACCTTGCGAATGATTACAACGTTTGCTTTCCTCTTAGTCATAATGTATAGCAACATCATAAAAACAAGCTTCAGCGCAATGACAGACGATTTGAAGCTGTTCCGCCCGCCTCTTAAAATGTTATAAGGCTTCTTGCTGATCCATACTGACTTGAAATGTGGGTTGACCTCCTTTTGAACATCAATCTTATTCATCAGAATCACCCCAGGCATCGACAATAACAATATCCCCGCCGCCAGTATTCGAATCCTCATTAGTAGTTGATTTGAGTTTGGCGATTTGAGCGTCCATAAGGTCAAGTTTCTTCCTACGCTCGTCTTGCTCATCAGCAATAGCTAAGAACTGTTTGATTAAGTTAGACAACGTACCCATTGCTCTTGATTGAGCATTTAGGAAACTAGCTTGTTTATCCCATGCATATTGAAATTGGCGTGTAACCTTTGTTTGGACTGATTTGCCTGTTTCTTGGTCAACAAACATCGGATTTACTTCCGCACTGACAACATCCTCTGTATGATCAAATTCACTTTGAACATTCATGATTTTCTGCGATCGTATGATTGCGGTGTATTGGATCATAATATTGTTCCAAAGGATATCGCTAGGTTCAGAAGTATAAAGTTCTTGAATGATTTGGCGTGTATCATCAGGAAGCCAGTTGGCAAATAGTCCATGGCTAACAGCATTCTTATTGTCAGGTGGTGGCTTGCCTCCGGGATTACCCTTGGCATTTTGATTGCCGCGCATTGAATCGTAACGCTCTTTTTCATTCGGAGCGCTCCGTTTCGTTCCGCCATCCCATTTATCTTCAGATTTCCATTTACGGACAGTAGAAGCAGATACACCCAATTCTTCAGCGATATCTTTGAGAGGCTTCTGTTTATTTGATTCATTCCAAATGCGATATGCTTCATCTCGCATCGGATTTCTCTGTCTAGCCATCCATTCTCCACCACCTCGCAATCTGTGTTTGTTTTGTAATTCTATGTAAAAAAACAGCCCCGAAGAACTGTTTAGTAGGAAGCACCAAAGATCATGTGAGTAATCTAATTGACAACTCCCAACGTCACTGGAGTGGTAATGCTCCACTCACGATTATTTCTCCAAGGCGTGTTCACTCAATAATCAAAGCCTTGCGTCTTTCACGGCACCAACCAAATAGGTTTACCCTTGCGAGTTGCGTCTTCTACTTCCGCCACAGTGACATAATAAAAAGACGGCGTAGCGAATGAAGATAAGGAGTGTGTTCAACTCCATTCATAATAGATTTTTTGTCGCCGTCTTAGTTAAATACAGGGCGCTGGGAATAATTTTCAGAAAGGAGGTCTGCCAACGTATCTTAAAGGAGTGCGCCCTGTTATTTACAATAATTGATAATACTATCTTACTATGGATTATTGTCATTAAACCGCCATTATACCGCCAAAAAACCGCCATTTTTCAGCGATAAGCGACAAGCTTGCCACGACGATAACTTTCAGCAAATTCAACCAATGCATCTGATTTCATTCGCTCAATTTGCCGAACTGAATAGCCCATCTCATCTGCGATTCTTAGATTCGAATACTGATCTTGTAAGCAGAAGCTATAATGAAGTATCTGTCTGCTTGTTAGCTTCAAAGCCATAAGCGCAACGATTATTGCATCTCTTTCTGTTTCTGCATCCAATCTTTGAATAAAAGCATCCTCGGACTTGTTTCCATTACTAGGTGTTCTAGGCATATCAGTAATAATCGGTGAGCGGACATCGATCTTTGAACGACCTGCAATCCGCTCCAACCGACGGTAGTTCTTCAAAACATATCGTGCATTCTTTCTCGTTTGAGAGAAATCAACTTCTCTTAGTAATAGCATCATTGCTCAATCGCCCCTTTATTTGGTATAATGAAGTTACCTTGGCGGGGACAAAATCATTATTTTGGGGGCATTGGGCGATTGCTTAATGCTTTTTATTTTGCTTTACTTTCGATCTCTTTTAACTGCTCTGTGACGATCACTTCGATGATCAAAGCCATCTTGTTCCATAAAATAGCTTCCTCCATAATCTTGCTCCTTTTTGTCAGTAGCCTTGCCTATCACAACACATAGAAACATAATCACGACAAAAACCGTTGTACCTAATACTGCAAGAGTCATAACTTATCTCCATATAGTGCGGCTTTAATTTTCTTTAACTGTTTCTTCTTGATTCTGGAGTTCTTTGTTCTACGGTAGATGGCGTAATATTTCTCTATTTCTGGGTCATTTGAAACTTTCGCTAGCATTTCCCAGTCGATTTGCTTAACCGCTTCAGATATAACGGATACAACATCTGAGAACAAATCGACTATCCCTTGAAAGAATAAGCCTATTCCATCACTCATTTTTTCTATACTTGATCGTTTAATTTCCATCTTCATCCCCCTCCGCCTTCAATGCAACCGTCATAAGCAATCATCCTTACAGATCAGTTCCCATCTTTCAATTTTATCTACTGGCAATATGATAAAGAATATGTTATTTCCAATTGTTAATAGAGCCTTCACTTTATTTAATCTACATTGAATTTCTTGCACTCTTTGAACACGTAATTTGGAACCATTATCATCATGGAAGTAGTAATCATGGCCATTATTAGAATTCGCTACTATTTGTTGTATGTTCTGTTGTAAAGTTCGTTTTTCCTCTTCTATTTTTAGGATTTTATGTTCTTCACGTTCTAAAGCAGCTTCTCTCATTATTTGCCACATTGGTTTTTGATTTGTCATTTCCTCATCCTCCTGACTCAATCGCATCCCTAACCACTGGATCACGATATAGCATTTTGTATTTTAGTTGCTCATGCTGCAGCTGCTTTTCTAACTGTTCAATTTGTTCCTGTTGGTCCACAATTGTATAGGATAGCCAACTCAAGCCAGCGATCGTTAGCAGTATTGATACCATAGCTAGTACTGTATAGTGATTAATTTTCATTGGCTTTCTCCAGTTCACTTAATACATAGTTGCTAAATACTGAAATAACTAGAGCAAACTCTTCATCTTCGATCTCAGGGCCATCATCCCGTGCAAAATAATCTTGTAAAGCTAGATAATAAGGATAGCCTTGATCCACTTTATGATTATGATAGAGTGTTACTAATAAACCTAAATGCCAATGTTGAGAGTCGTTTAAAGTTCCTTTTTTTGGTATTGGATCTTGCTTATTCATCTTATCCCTCCTGTTCAATCAAACGAATAGCACGACCGCAAGCAAGCTCATTGTTAAATCTGTAAATATTTTTTCTTACAGAATCCAGATGTTCTTCTTTAACTTCTTGATTCATTTTGTATGAAAAATTTGCCCAATCATTAAAGGAATCAAGCCAACCTTGTTCCTCATGGTCAGTGGTAATGATGTATTTCATCTTATTCCTCCTGTTATTTAACTGCCTTCAGCTGATTGTTTGTAATAAAATGATTCTTCTGTTGTTCCGACACTACTTGGCAAGAACCGTCAAAGGGCAACGTTTCTATTTTCCATGAATTTCTATATTCGCTATATAGATAAATTAAATATTTTTTGCCGTCTTTGTTTTGATATTTCATTCTTATCCCTCCTGTTTATCAAACGTCTCAGAAATGAAGTCATCAAATTCCTTTAAATGCATAACTTTTTTGAAATAATTTCTGTCACCGCACTGTTCCAGTCCTTGACTTTCAAGACTTTTCCGCCAAAAATTAGCGGTGTCTTCGTGTGATGTATTGATGACTACGTAAATAGTTATCCCTAGCCCTGAATGCTCGAATAACCGGCAGTAACCCAATTCCAAACTCAAGTTTCCTCCTAAAATAGCTTTATTATATTTATCAAATGTATTTCTTGTGACTTCTACGTACTCAACTTTTTTCTTGAATAGTCCAAGCATCTTATCCCTCCGTCCATGATATAATCGCCATAGGAGGCGATCGTATGAAAATTACTGTTGATGCACGTGCTGTTATGAAAAATACTACCGACTATATTTTTGATGATTTGAAGTATGACTTCCCGCCAACCGAAATTGAACTGACTGACGATCCAAATGATTACGTGAACGCCCTATCAAAGATCATTCGTGAGTACAAAGATGAATTTATCCGCTGTCTTGAAATTGATTTTCTTATGAGAATGGCCATGGACTCGCATGAGCGCCTTGCTGAACATGGACTTGAGATTATTCCAGAAAAAGACTCCTAGTGGGTCTTTTTTCCGTTATCGCTGAACACGTTATCTTCCTAGAAATGTAATATTTTCAACGCTGACTTTCCGAATACAGTTCATTCTTGTAGCAACGAGATAGATTTTTTCATAGCGATCACTAACTTGCCGAATTTCATCGGTCGGAGGCATATCATAGCTATCATCGGATACATTCATCAAGCTATAGCGAACTTTGATTTCTCTTGATCCAACAATATAGCCCACTTCATCGATCGGTTCTTTTTGGTATTTGTCAAATTCGACTGAATCACCTACCATGTCGCCCGATTTTAGATAGTTTTCTAAGTCTTCTGGCAAGCCTTTTTCTCTGATCTGCTCGGCTTGATTTTTCCGTTTCCAATGCAGATCGATTCGAACCCGATCGCCTAATTCATAAATTATTTTCATGTTATCCCCTTTCTGCTATCGCTGACGATTGCGGAATTAACTCTTACTTCAAACTGATCACATACCGGGCAGTACCAAACGTCTTCGGTCTCATCTGGTTCAGGCTCTTGCTTTTGCATGGTGTACAAATCACACCGTTCGCAGTAATCGGGTTCATTCATCACTCTTCCTCCAGTACTTTGAGATCATAATTCGATTCAATGAATTTTTCCGTTAATTCTGGATTTGTTGCATTACCCAATTCTGTGTAGATTAAATCAAAATCATCTCGGTTAAAGTCAGTTTGTAAGTAGTTATTGATGATTGCTCTGATACGGTTTTCCCAATAACTTCCCACCCCTTTATGCGCTGGTCTTGATAGCCAATGAAATATCTTTACTGTTATGTCTCTTTTTGACTCTACGCCGTTTAAGTTAAAATAAATATTCTTGGTTGGGACTAAGATTAGTTCGTTTCTTCGATTGATGAATGCCTTCGGTGATATTTCCGTTACAAACCCTATGAACTTTAGAACTTCTACTTGCACCATCACTCTACCTCCTGTTCAATTTCATCTGAGAATCTTCTGTAGATGACTCCCTCTGAGTTAATCAAATGATATACGAATCCGTTATTCGTTATAAACGCAACTTCCACTATCGTGCCTGAGATCTTATCCAATACCTTCATCACTCTTCCTCCTGTTCCTGCGCCCACTTTCCGAATTCTTCGAGAACTTGGGCTTGCTGTTTATCCGTTAAATGCATGATCGGCTTGCGTAATTCATCTAGTTTCCCCCACGCTGCATTATTCATCATCCAGAAAATAACTTGCATCGGTTTTGCAGTTGGCGCTTGTAGTTTCAACCACTCCAACACAATCTGCTGATTCTCGTTGAGTTGCGGTTGATCTACCATCCTCACAGTGTGTGTGCCTCCATATGAACGGTAACCACCGATTTCGATATTTCCTTTTGATCGCTTAGCACTTTCAAATTCTCCCCAAGCTTTACCTTGGATGATTAATTTCCCACTCACATTCATTCCTCGCTTTCTGCTATTTCGTCGGATTACAAACTGATTCACCATCTACGTTATAGCCTGTATCTTGCTCTGCTTGCTTTGTCCATTCCCAAACTTTGTCAGTGGAAACCCAATTTTGATTCCATAGGATGAAGTAGAAAGCCAGTAGAAACTCATGTTGATTTAACCATTCTTGTGTAACTTCATGTGTGTCATTACCAGACATAATATCGTCTCCTTTAGTTGGTTATTTTGGTGGATTACTGACTAATTTATCAAATATTACGTGATGTTTGTCGCCTTTATAGATATTGTATGGTATCGTCTCATCGTTTTCCTCGTCATAGCCAAAATCCCATAAATCATCTGCAACTGATGTTTGACACCATGCAACCCCGATAATATTTTCATCCATTTCCATTGACTTAATTACTTCGATTTGTTCGCCAAAATTAGAATTTGGATAATCGGCGTGATATTTGCCAAAACTATCAAGTAACAGCTTAAAATGTTCTTTCATCACGATTACATGATCGAAGGTACTGCCTAAAACAATGTCTTCGTAATCTTTATAAATACCAGTGTTAAAAGCTTGCCAAGCACGATCAAAGCCAATTATCGTGCTTCCGTCAAATCCATACTTTTCATCTAAGGTTTTCCACACGTGCATACCACCTAACCAACTGTTCTGCGCTGATCCGTAAGGTACTACATTGCCGTTTTTTTCAATTCCATAAATTTCTGTTGTACTCATTTTGCTTTCCTCCTAGTTTGCTATTTCTTCCGATTCTTAACTAACAAATTTTTGATGTGACAACTTGAGTTCCTCGTCGCCAATCATCGAATATTTCAACGTTGTATCGATTGACTCATGGCCCAAGAAATTCATCACTAATTCGATCGGCATCCCGTGCCTTCTTGCCAAGGTGGCTGCAGTACGTCTGAATCTATGCGGATGGGCATTTGCTACTCCTGCTCGTTCACCTAAACGCTTAACAAGCTTCTGAACTCCTGCGGAAGTCATTTCCTTGCCCAATGTCTGTCCAAAGAATAACGGTCCAGTGATATGTGGCACGTCTTTCAGATAGTGATTCAAAGCAATCTTCGCTTTTGCATTCAGGTATAGTGTTCGCTGCTTATTGCCTTTACCGATCACTGTGATTGAGTCATTTTCTTGATCGTAATCCCAAAAATTGAGTGATACTAATTCTGAAACCCGACATCCGGTACTCAGCAGCAATTCTATTATTAGCGCTTCTTTGGAATTTGCTGTTGCTGATCGCAACTTTTCAACTTCTAGCTCGCTAAATTCCTGTTTCCTACGTTTGGGTACTTTGATGGGTTCTACCCTTGCCCCAGGATCTTTTGCGATGTACTCTTCGTTGCACAGCCATTTGAAGAATCGAACAATACAACCTCGTTCTCTTGCTAGCGTGCCTTTGCTTACGTTATCGATCGTTTCCCTGTTCGCAATAAACAATCGAATGTCGTTAGTAGTAACATCACTGAATGGCTTCCTAATGCTTCTCATGAAGAGATTGATTGTCTGCATATAAAGATTCAAAGTTCCGCTTGAAAGTCCCTGTATTTTCTTTGAAACGAAGAATTGCTTGTATGCTGCAATATCAGATGTTTCATCGTAAATCACTACTTCATTTTTCTGTTCAGCAATTAGATATTTTGCACACTCAATTGTTAAAACATCTTTTAGCCGTCTCAGTTGATCTCCGCTTAGATGGTCCTGAAGTTCAAGTAATGTCCTATTGATCAATTTTTCTTGCAAGTAAAGACCACCTCGCTTCTAGCAGACTTCGTGGATCTTCTTAAGACTTACTACAGTCACATCGTTAAGATTTCGTTGTATTTCATCATCTTTTTCTTCAATGCAGCTGAGGATTCTTACTCGTGCTGAATTCTTGTAGATTCGACTTACTTGTGCTCTTATCTGACCTGAAAAAGGTCTTCCCGGAGTGCAGATGTAGCTTTCACCAACTTTTACAGATCCTTTTTCTTGAACATTTGCTGATTCATATTCTCCAAAATCTTCGAATGGCGCTTTAATGCTTCTGTTTCTCATTGATGGTCCCTCCTAAAGTGGATTAATTTCAATTTCTGTTCGAGGATTGAAGCTGTATACTTTACGGCAGATGCTAACTGCTATCTGACCGTCATCCTTGTATAAAATGCCGTTCATTGCATCAGTTACAGCTTTAAAGTAGTTATCAATGTCTGGCTTTTTATCGCAGTACATTGTCTCGTCCTCAAGCAAAGTCCTGTTTTTCTTTACTTTTGAGATATAAGCTGGTGGATATACGAAGAAGCAGACATCAACAATTACTGGTCCTTTTTCAATTAACAGCGGCCTTGTTGACATAGCATGGTATTTTACTGCATTTTTGTATGCTTTCATCGCTGATTCCTCATAGGGAGTCTTACGATGCTTGGTGAACCTCGGCCTTGATTGAGGCTTTGGTCTGATCGGTATGACGATTTTCAAGCAATCTGCTCCTTTCAATGCTTCGTTTTGTTTAGATATGCTGCTAGTTTTGCATCAAGCTCTGCTTGGCGCTCAGGTGATAACTGTTCTTCCCCCTGTTCGTTTACAGCCCAATCAGGTAGTTTTTCCTCACGTAGTGGCTTTTGATTATAGCCTTGTTTCTTAGCGCCTCTAGTTCGTTGATAATCCCTCGCTTGATCGATCGTTTTAACGTTAGCATCTGCCCATTCCTGCAAAGAAGCCGTTAAAAAGCTAATCGCTCTATTCTTAGGGACGTCTTTACTACCAGCAAGTTTAATGGCAGCTTCTACAAGTTCATCGCCATAGATATCCACCAGATTAAGCAGATCTTCAACCTGTACAACATTTGGAAAAAGCCATAATTTTTGGAAAGTTCCAAGGGATGCACTCTCGCCCGCAGTAGCATCTTCTTTTATTTCCTTTTCTTTACTTTCCTTTACTTTACTTTGTTGATTATTCCCCTGATTAACTGAGTTATTCCGCCCATTAATCGAGATATTCGACCGATTAACTTCATTTGTCAGCAAATACTTAAATTCAAGCTCAACTTTCTTACGTTCCTTAGTGGCTAGAATGTATCTGTTTTGAATTCCTTTAGAAGTTAATACGGAGTATTTATCAAAAATATCTTTATCAAAGAATTTTACTTGCACGGCTTTTCTAACCAGTTCTTCAACTGTGCCCTCCTTCGTACCAACTTCGTCAGCCACTAAGAACGCAAGGTCGTCATCCCACAAAACGTAATACCCCTCATCTCGATAAATATTAGCCAGCAGGGCGACCAGTATATGAACGGCTTCTTTACCGCATGCTTTAATAATTCTTCGAACTTTTAAATCTGATAAAAAATCGACATCCAGAGGAAAATAATCAAGACCTTTCTTCGTTGGTCTTGCCACGCTTATTCCTCCTAATCAGAGGGAGATAAACTCCCCCCTACTTTAAAATGGCAGATCATCATCACTAATATTGACAGCTCCTCCAAAGCCACCATTTGCAAAACTACGATTGTCATGGATTGGGTCGGTTCCAGGCAACGATGATTGGTGATATGTTTGTTGAGTATTGCTAGGCTCATGAAGATTGGTTTGACTATTACTCTGATTTTTTGAGAATTCTTCCTTAGTTAAAAAGTTTTTGATGTCGGTACCGATAGATTGTTTTTCATCGCCGTTTCTATCGATATATGTTCCTGTTTTTGCTTTAGCCATGATAAAAACACGCTTATTTTTCAGGAAACCTAGTGTATTTTGATTAAAGCCGTAGTCTATTGGTGCAATCGTTTGATTGTTATCCTCGATGCTGGCTAGTAAACGATTCAAATTCGAATCCGACCAATCAAGTCCAAACGTCAACCAGTAATTCCCTTGCTCTCCTTGTTCACCCTCAAGGTCTATTTGGAACATATCTTTACCACTCTTACTCTGCTTGTTAATTACATTTGAAATTTTTGCTCGATGAACACCTTCTGAAAAACTTTTGAATGTATTTAAGTCGCTCATATTATTTCTGTTATATTGCATTTTATTTTCCTCATTTCATTATTTTTTATTGTTTTCGAAATTAAAAAGTTCCTCAATTGGGCAAACAACCCTATCATCAATACGATTTTTAGCATAGACGCTATCATTGCCCTCTAAAATCGCTCCCCTTCCCCCAGTTTTTGGGTTAACCTTTATTCGACCCACAACATCTGTAAGACCTAACAATTGATTTAAAACCTGATCCCGAACCTGCGGAACAAACTGGGTAATTCTAGAGCCGTCTTCCATCTCTAAATCTCGGGTGATTTCCCAAGCAGTAACATAGACATTTACAGGCAGACTGTAAATTTGAGTGATAATCCTTAAAAAGAAATTAGTATAGTCTCCGTAGTGCTGAATCTCATTTCGAATACCATTTTTCGAGTGTTTCCCTTGTTCTACAAACCAATCAAACTGAAAAGCTGTAATATTATCAAATACTACTGTGTCAAAATCTTTTAGCATTCCCGGTATTTCTCTTAGGACATTGGTAATTTCTTTGGTGGGATGCTTTCGATCAAATTCATAAACTTCAATATTCTTTTGATTTGCTAAAACCTTGCTAGAACCATCCAGATCAACGACCAGTACTTTTCCCTTTAGGCCTTTGATTGCGCTTGTTTTTCCTTGCCCAGGTTTCCCATAAAGTAAAATTCGCCAATTGTCTGTTCGATTGATTTCACTTGCATTGGTTGTTTTCAACGTCATGCTATTTCGCTCCTTTCACGATAATATCAAAGCCTTGTGGCACAACTTTTACACTCTCCAACACTTCACCATCAGGCGTTACCACGTTGCCGTTTTCTGTAACACTTACGGCTTTTTTGAACTCTGTTTTGGTTACAGACTTAGTTACTTTAGTAGTAATAAACTCATCTAATCCAGCAGCTTCAAGTTCAGCAATTGCTTGTTCACCGTATTCCCATGAGTCTGGTTTCTTTCGGGTTGTAACTGATCCATAAGGCGTTTTGATTTTTGCTTTCGGATCACTTTGACGTAAAAGGATCAAGTATTCCCCTAGCTTTTGTTTAAAGAAAGTAATCGCATCTTGATTTGACTGCGTTTCTTTTGACTCCCAGTCATCAATTCGTTTTCTTTCTTCATCAGCTAGTTGCTGAATTTCTTTGTTTGCTTCTTCAAGAGCAGTGATTTTTCGCAATGCCCAGTTGGCACTACCTAAATCACCAATTCCCCATTGTTCTTTTTCTTGAAAAATATCGTTTGATTCTAAAGTCTCTAATTCATGTTTTTCTAAAGCGTTCATTTTTCTTCCTCCTCGCAAGATGTAGACATTCCCCAATCAGGTTTGGTCAAATACTGGTCCAACGTAGTTTCGAAAGAATTCATTGTCATTTCTCCTTTTCTGTTTTAAAATGGAGACAAAGATATTTATCCAAATATTTGATGGACTTGCTATTGCTTTGGACGGCTAGCAAGTCTTTTTTCTTTGTCTTGGTAATCTTTAGTAGCTAAATCATATACAAGAGTTGCGTAAGACCATAAAAAAACTAATGCTAATCCTGCTGCAATGTGGATTGCTGTGAAAGCCACTACAAATAATAAAAGTACAGTAACGGTCAAAGTATCTTTAATTGAACGTTTCATAATTACGCCTCCTTATAGTTAAAAGTTCTATTACGTTCTTCCCATTCCTTAACCTTTTGCAGATCATATTGAAGAATCCCGCTAAGTTTTGAAAAAGGAATCGGATCAACATCCCTATGTGTTAATTTAGATAACGTTGGTCTTGAAATACCAAGATAATCAGCGATTTCTTTTGCTTTCTTCCACTCAACCTCTAACACTTCATTTCTTCTTTCAAGTGGCACAACATTCTTCATTTGAGATATTTTCATAGTGGTTACCCCCTCATATATCTTTTTTTGATCCAGTGAGGCATTCTATCTTTAATAGCCTCTTGGATGGTGACGTTCAAAATCTTCAAGATAGAAAAAACGATCGCCATTTCTACGATAATTTCATCAAGAAACTCATCTGTGTAATTCCTAAGTTCAGTTTTTTCAACATCAGTCAGCATTCTCACCTGTGATTCAGCTACGATTCTTTGAACTACTTTCTTCCGTTCTTTTCTTTCATCTGACTCAATTTCTTGAAATATCTCAAGATCGTTCGTTGATTTAACATCTGCCAGTTGGCCATCCATTGATTTGAAAAATCCTAAGTATTGGTAACTGATGTCTCCTGTTAATTCATCAGTTGCTTGATACCCATTTTCTTTCATTGCCTCTAGATACTCGATTGCCTTATCGATAGGGACATTGGCTCCGTTAAAATGATCACTGATTGTTGCATTTGGTGTTTTGGCGTCGATGGCTAATTCTTTCTGACGTTTACTCGAAAGAAATAATGCTAGTTTTAAGGTCCGACCGATTTTTGCTGCTTTCGGCATGCTTTCACTCCTTTTATTCGTTATTGTTTTTGGCACAAACGGTCAATTGTTGTTTAAAATGAACTTAAGCAACAAGTTCTGGTGTTGAGGCGAACTGCCATTTATCGTCAATATAGGAATAAATGTCCTGTGCTACTTCATCGGTAGCTAAAAAACGAATGATGATTTCTTCAACACCGCCAGGGTTCATGAACAGTTCGCCTTCAATACCGATTGAAATGCTAAACTTGCGTTTAATTGCAGGAATAATCATTTCTATATATTGTGGTAGAAATCCCGAATCGACATTTGCTTTGATCATTTGTGGTTTGTCTTTCATTACCTTGCCACCCCTTCACTATTAGTGATTGAATTTTCGAAAAAAATATCCTGAACAGTACTATCATAAAACAAAGCAATCTTAACTTTATTTTTATCAGAAGCTCCACGAAGTCCATTCTCAAGCTTTACCAGCAGACTATAACTGATTCCAATAGCCTTGGCTGCTTCTTTTTGTGATAATCCTTTTTCGATTCGTGCTTTTTTTAAGCTATTCATTTATATCACCTCTTTCACTCTATGTGAACAGTATAATATCACTATAAGTGAAAGTCAACTATTTTATCACTTTTAGTGAAATTCTTTTTTTGTTGTATACTTTCACTATTAGTGATAGTAAAATATTATTGTAGACAAGGAGTGAGAATATGAGTATCGGTAAAAGGATTGCTGAATTGCGGAAGCAAAAAAATATGAGTCAATTAGAACTTGCCAAAGCTTTGAACGTAGCTCCAAGCACAATTGGAATGTGGGAAACAGATCAAAGAGCCATGAAAGATGATTCCATTCGCCAGTTATCAAAGTATTTCGGAGTTTCAACTGACTATATATTAAATGGTAACGAGACGAAGACAGATCCTAATCTTCTCGTTGCAACTCACGTTGATGATGATTTGACTGAAAAACAAAAACAAGAAGTACAAGACTTCATCGAATTTATCAAAATGAGAGACCATAACAAGAAGTAGGTGATGTATTTGAATATTTCTGAACGTTTGATGGCTGAATATGATGAACTCACATATAAATTTGAAAAAGGTATGCCAGATCATCAGGCTGGGCTAATTATTGGGAAAACGATATATTTGAGACCTGGACAATCTGCAACTGAATTAGCTGCCACAATTTCAGAAGAAATTGCTCACTACCTTACCTCAGTTGGTGATATCACAGATTCAAATAATCCTGATCACCGTAAACAGGAAAGACGAGCACGAGATATTGGTGCTGTGATGCTAGTGTCACCTTATGACATCATAGATTGTTTTGAGGCGGGATGTATCTCTATTTGGGAATGTGCTGAACATTTGCAGGTGTCTGAAGTAACGTTCAAGGATGCAGTGAAGTGGTATGCTAGGAAATGGAACGGAATTAAAACAGAAAACAACTACACTCTCCTATTCCAACCGAATGGGACTGTAGCAGTTTTAAAATCATTTAATAATTTTTAGGAGATGGGTAAATGAAGAACACAAGATTAGTTATAGGGATTGTCAGCATAGTACTATCTGTTCTAGTTGGGTTTCAATCAATGATAGCCGGTTTGGGTAATGCATTGGCTGAGAATGGAGAAGTCAGCGGATCAGCTGGATTTTTATTATCCTTATTTATGTTAGTTGCAGGTATTATTGCAATTGTTGCAAGAAAAGGTGGCAAAGCAAATTACGTTGCTGCAATTTTTTACATTTTAGGTTCATTACTAGGATTTGCTAACTCCGGTAGCTACGGCGACTTAAAAATATGGTCATTTTTAGCTTTGGCTTTCGGAATAGTATTTATTGTTGGTGAAATACTTGGCAAGAAAAAAATGAAAGCTGTGAGGTAGTATAATGAAAAAAATTACACTATTTGGATTCGCATTCTTAAGTCTCATGTTGGGGGCATGTAGCAATGATACCAATGAAGCAAAATCTTCAAACTCGTCTGAAGCAGCATCAAGTGAAATTTCTACTGAGGCTTCTTTAGCTACATCCGCTTCATCCGAGAGTTCAACTGCTGGAACGTATAAAGATCGCACGTTAGATGTTCCAGATGGAACATTAAAAATCACTGGATTTGAGCGTGGTCAAGATTATGAAGGCAATCCTATGTTTTACGTATTCTTCGATCTTACTAACAAATCTGACGAAGCTCAAAATGTTCAAATGCTATATATGAGCTTTGTATCAGCGAGTCAGAATACTGGAGCGACAACTGAAGATTTAGAGATGTCTATTATGATGGATAATCCATACCAAGAAAAAGCAGACTTACTTCAGAAAGATCTTAATCCTGGGCAAACTATTTCAGGCGTCTATTATTACAATTTCGCAGATGATACCAAACCTGTAACATTTGAATTTTCCGATGCACTATTTTCACTTAATGGCCCTGTAGCAACTGAAGAAATTGAAATTCCATAATTATTAGATTAGCCTTAGGGCTTTTCTTTTTAGGTTTAACAGAACATACGTTCGGATAAATAATAATAAACTTCGAATACCAGATTATTTAAGTGATTATTCGATTGAAATCACTCAAATATTCGAATTTAATATGCAGAATTACGAAAGGAGAATTCCCATGGCTTCAATAAAAAAATACTATCTGAAGAAAGCAAAACAATATAGATATGAAGTTTTCATTTCTAATGGAATCAATCCCGGAACAGGAAAACAAAACAAGATACACAAAAAAGGATTCAAGTCATTTGATGAAGCAAATAGTTACGCCAAAATAATTGAAGGAAAAATTGCATCAGAAGAATATTTCAAAGAAAATTCACAGAACCTAACTATAGAAGAATTTCTTGAAGATTGGGTAACCAATTATAAGCAAGCAGTCAAGGAAGGTACAAGAGTAGTTCACAGAGCAAACATAAGGATGTATATCGTTCCCTATATTGGAAAATATTCCTTGAACAAATATACTCGAGCTGATCATCAAAAATTCATTAATCTACTACTAACAAAGGCTGGTTTAGGAAGAAGCGGACAAGGTTTGTCCATCACTACTGCCAAGAGCGTAAATGCGACGCTGAGCAATGCTTTCAAAAAAGCAATTCAATTAGGATATATAAAAGATAACCCAACTCAATTCGTTGAATTTCCAAGATTGATTGAGAAAAAAGAATCGATCAGATATTATGATTTGCAGCAAGCTGATAGATTTTTAGAATTTGCGAAAAAAGAATCCGAGGTTTTGTGGTACCCCTTCTTCCTACTAATCTTTGATCAAGGATTGAGGAAATCAGAAGTAATGGGTTTACAGTGGCAGGATATTGATTTCGGTGGGAATATGATCAGTATTGAAAGAGAACGGTTAGGATCAGTTGAAAAAGGCTTGAACATTAATGCTATCATTACTGATGATCCAAAAACACCAGCCGGTATCAGAAGTATGCCTATGACTAAAAGAAGCAAACAGGCACTCCTTGCTTTTAGAAATCATATCCTGAGTACTTTTGGTACCTTCCCTTCTACTGAAGATGGCGAACAATTTATCTTCTTGCAAACCAGTAAGAGATATAAAGGTAAGATAGTTCGTGATCGATCAGTGAATGGTGCATTTAATCGGATTGCTGAAAAAGCTGATTTGCCGAAAATTAGAGTTCACGATGGCAGGCATACATTTGCAGTCAGATCTCGACAAGCTGGTCTATCCTTAGAAGATATCAAAGACTTCCTTGGCCACAAAGATATTTCAACAACTCAAATCTATGCCCACATTTCACCAGAGGTCAAAAAGAGGTCTATGGAACAATTCGAAAATTACATCGAAAGCGAAAGAAAAAAGCACTCGCAATGAGTGCTTTTACTTGTCACTATCACCAAAACTATCACCAGTTATAAACTAAAGCGAACATGTTTCGTTCACCACCAATTTGTAAGAGTGGTAAAAGTATTGATTTATAGACGTTCGTTCAATTCTTTTGCAAGATCTTCAAAACCTGGTTTGCCAAGTAAGGCGAACATGTTTTTCTTGTACCTCTTCCCCATTTCCTATTGTTTCCCATTTACCAAAACCCTTTAATATCAGTACTTTTATTAGTATTTTTTGTTTCTAACTTTTCTTATATTTAGATTCACTATCACCAAAACTATCACCAGAAATTTTAGATGTTTCTATCCATTCTAATTTTAAATTTATAATTCTGTTCGCTTTACAAAGAGAACAAACGTTCGTATACTTTTCGTAAGGAGTGATAATTATGGGAATGATTAAACCTTATGAGGATCGTAAAAAATTAAAGTGGATAGGATTCTTCTTGTCTGAACATACAACTGATATTGATAGAGTTGACAAAGAGTTAGCTTATGTATGCCCTCCTAAACCAGAAATGGATGAAGAAGAAATAGGAAAGTTTCTTCAGGAAGCGCTTATGAAACACAAAAAGTTAGCCGTGCAACTAAATTACACACAGTTGGGAAAATTCATGCCTGATATAACCGGGTTTCTGTCTGGGCACAATGATCTGGGAATCTACATCGGATCCACCCTCATAGAATATGGTGAAATTCGAAATATAGATTTCTATTCTGAGAAAAAGTGGTTTGATGTGTAATGAATATCATCAGTCAATACGAGCAAGGTTACTTATCTCTATCTGATTTTATAAATGAATTCCCGGATTTTATTTCCGAATCACAGGAAGCTTTGTTCGGATCAAATTGTGTCGAGTTTTATGTTGCTGTCACTTTAGGTAAAACGGATTGTCGCTATTATGTACAAGCTTATGGAGGCGATTGTTATGAAGTCGATGAAAGGCTATGTATCGAAAATACGAGTGTTGAAGATGAGCAAGACCCCTTTGGTGCGGTTCTCGCTTGATGGAGTTAACTGTTTGATTGCAGCGCATAGTTTAAACTTTCTAGCCGATGTTGATGAGGGAATGCAGATTGTAGTTGCTGGCGAGTATAATGATCGTAAGCAGTTTGTTGTGAAGAAGTATTCGGTGATAGGGAAAACGAAGATCATGATTGAATTTGAAGCAATAAAAAAAGCTCCCTACTCTAATTGAGTAAGGAGCTTTTTACGTTCTCTTTCTGTTCGTGTGGACTTAGTAATATAATCTCCTTATCAGTCAGTGGTCGGCTGAAATGATTGATAAGGAGGTGAAACTATGAAAAATTTTGACAATTTTCTAAAGTTACTAACCCCAGAAAAAATTGGTGATATTGTAGACAATGCCAATGATGCTCTCGAAAATTCTAGAGAAGAATTTTCGAGAGATCCAAGAACCAACCTAGGGAATCAAATCGCTACTACTTCTTTATTTATTTCTTTAGGTCTGCTTGAGGAATATCACGAATGGCTGCACTCAAAAGATGACTAATCCTGTTTGGATCAATATCTATCATCTGCTCCTTGCTGTTATCATTAGCTTGGAGCAATTCTTTTACTTCTTTCGGTGTACCTTCGATTGTGATTTTCATTTTTGTTTCCTCCTAATTTTGTTTGATAAAAGATGATTTACATAGATTAAAACTATTGCTACCGGTATCCAAACATACCAATAATCAAGAAATATTTTTAATTCTGGAAGTTCTAGAATTCGTTCAAAAAATTGTCTCATTATAAAATCTCCTTATGTATAAGCCCGCCGTTGCGGGCTATTTGTTTAAACTTTTTTAAGAATATCATCGCGCAATGTAATGTACCTAATTACACTACCCAATCGAGTTTTCCCTCTAGTGTAAACTGTACCATCTTTCCCTTTGATTTTGACAACTTCATCAACTGCGATCCGTTGGCCAATTGCTGCGTTCCAACCTGATTTAGTTTTTAACTCTGGTTCGCAATAAAATGTGTCTGCTTTTATTACTTCGTACCATCCAGTTTTCGTTTGATAGGTTACTTTATTTGCGACTGTATTGTTCCCTGCTGTTGATGTTGATCCATAGCCCATAACTTCCAATGCTGCATTGACTGCTTCGTCCATTTTCTTAGCCATGATATCCATATCTTTTGGACTATCTACAAATCCCCATTCGATTAAAATTGCCGAGCCAGTTGAAGCTCGAATGACATATAAGGATGTAGTAGCCTTAGCCCCACGGTTAACCCATCCTGTCACTTTACAAACAGCTGCACAAATTTCTTCTGCTAATTTTTTCGCTTGAGCATTACCAGCGTAATACCAGACTTCAAACCCATTTGCAGTACCATTAAAGGCGTTCAAATGGTGACTGACGTGGAAAGACTTGCCAACAGCATTCATCTTTCGAACAATATTGTAAAGGTTATCGTTGGCAGTTCGTCCCACATTATCTGTTGCATCTACAGCCTTAGTAGCTGCACGAAACTTGTCATGGATCTTTTGTGCAACTTCATGCTCTTTTAATCCGCAACCACTAGCCCCAGGAACGATCGCATTGTGCCCTCTATGTGAAGTAGAATTATTATATTTGACCATGATTATTCACCTCTCCCGATATAGAAATAGTCGTCGATTTCTTCGGTTGGATCGTCCGTTTTTTCACGTTTTTGGACTTCAAATTGAAATACCTTCTCTTGGCCGTCTTTGGTGAAATTACCAGTCAGATGATATTCAGTTGCACCTAATTGGTTCATCGTGTGTGCTGCATCTTGTACTGGATCCACAGCCTCGATGATTTCTGGTTTCGCTACCGCTTCGAAGTCCTCAATAAATTTTGCTTTGTTTCTCATATTTATCCCTCCAATTTTTGTAAATAAAAAAGCAGCCAACAGCTACTCCTTCTTGTCGGTAAACTCCTGTCCATCGCCATAATCTGGTTTTTGTTCATCTTGATACTGGCTGCTAGCGATGTTCAAGAACACACCAGCTAAAGTTGCAGCAGCCGTGATCGTTCCAACAATGATTTCTGTTGAGAATCCATATAATCCTCCTAGAGTTACTATAAATGCCGTGACACCTGGCACGCCAACGGTTAAAACTTTTTTTGCTAGATCATACTGTTTATTAGTTAATTTCAT